CCCCCCATGCCATTCTACAAACTAGACAACACAGAATTACAAATTGCGGAAACTTGCATTGCAGGGCTTGATCTTGATTTACACATAGATCAAAAAGACACCTACACCTATCCAATACAGGGTTGGCACTGGTTTGATACAGAGGATGCTGCAAGAGTATTTTTTGATCTTCCTCCTGTAATAATTGAAGAAATAGACTTGACTAATCCTCCTGTCCCTCTATAATAATTGAATGAAATTAGAATGTTATAAAATATATGATGATGCACTACTACCTACTTTCGCTACTAAACAGTCGGCCTGCTTTGATTTGTATTCATATTTACCGCTCAATACTAACCTAATTTCGTTTTCGATACAAAACGAAAAAATACTAATACCCTGTTGTTCAATAAGAGACAACAAAAAATTTATTACCATAACTCAAGGATTCAGAGTATTAGTCCCAACAGGTCTTATCTTAAATATAACCCAAGGATACTCTGTCAGAATCCATGCACGATCTGGATTGTCATTGAAACATGGTATGGTTCTTGCAAACGGAGAAGGAATTATAGATTCTGATTATATTGATCCGCTATTTATTATGATAACAAATATTTCTATGAAACCTTATAAATTATTCCATGGTGAAAGAATTGCTCAGGGGGAATTAGTGAAATCACTTGACTATTCCCTCGATGTGATGTATGATAAACCAATTAGAACAGACTCCACACGAACTGGTGGATTTGGATCAACAGGTACATCATGACTTTAGAAGAAATCTTCAAACAGAATTCTAATTCGGACGGAATTCCACTATTAGATGAAAATTCTTGGGCGTATCTTAATAAACATTATAATAAAAGACAAATAAAAGATGGACTTGCTGCACACATCGTCCGATATAAATCAAAGTTTCCATATATTGAAATAACACACGAAGCACTAGAAGAAAAGTTTATAGAATTAAAAAACAAAAACGCATCAGATTTCTTGATAACAAACTTTACAGATGTTGTAGAAAAATACCAAGACTATAAATATCCATTTTCTACACACGGGAAACTAGTCATAGACATAACCAATAGCTATAATCCTATAAGTAATTTCTTTCAACAAGAAAATCGAATGACCTGTAGTTCATATGGGTTCGAGAGTCCTTATACCATATGGAATAGTCAAAAATTGTTAGAAAAGATGAACTGGACATTTTGGAGACTAGGAAACAAGGAACTAAACAAGACCCAATATAGGGGGTCATTTAGACTCGGTTCTTATGTAGCAACCCAGTTTAAACCCAATGTGGCAAAGTGTATTTATCAACTAACTAAAGCAAAAGTGGTCTGTGATACCTCCTGTGGGTGGGGAGACCGCCTGGCGGGGTTCTACACCACGCCAAACGCAGAATCCTACTACGGTTGCGACCCCAACGAAGTGGTATTTGAGACCTATAAAAAGCAATGCCTATATTATGAGAGATTATTGGGTTGTGAAGCAAAACTCATAGAGCACGATGGTTGGTTTGAGTGTATTGGCAAAAAGCATGTTGTTATCTTTAGACAACCCGCAGAAGATGTTATTTGGCCAGATGTAGAATTTGACTGCACATTTACTAGTCCTCCTTATTTCTCAACTGAACAGTATAATAAAGGTGGGGTACACGAACAAGACCAATCATGGGCAAGATACTCTGAATATGACAAATGGAAAAATGGGTTTTATTTTCCGATGATGGAATCTGTTTGGAACAAAACAAAGTCTGGTGGATTTGTTTGTATTAATATAATGGATCCACAGGTAAAAGGAAAACGATATAGAGCATGTGATGACTTGGTGGATCACATGATAGCAAAACCAGATTGTCATTTTATAGGCCAAATTGGAATGAGAATCAAACAACGACCAAAGAACATAGGTACAATGAATCTTAGAAAACATCTTTCTAATATTTTTATAGAAAACATCTGGTGTTTTTCAAAGGATGTGGTATCATCGTTTCACACCCCAACATTAGAACATTTATTCATATAAGGACACCATGAAAAGAGACGAACTATTTGAGCACCACAAAGAACTGACAACCAAAGCATTAAAGTTGATGGAAGTAAAAAATAACGACTATGCAGGTAGTAGTGGAAATACTCCTTTTGCTAATTTCGAAAGATGCGAAGCAATGGGAGTCTGTCCAACATCTGTTGGTTTCATGGTGCGGATCGTTGACAAAGTATCTAGATTGAGTACTTTCACCGCTGATGGGAAACTTCTTGTATCAAACGAAGGCTATGAAGATGCAATAATTGACATTATTAATTATTGCATTCTATTCTCGGCATATACAAAGAGCAAACAACCAAAACCAATTGAAACACTCGGACCAACCAAATATCCCTACAATTACTTCGATCATTTCGATGATGAGGATATTAATCCCCCAACAGACAACTGTCCTTCTAAGAAGGACACAACAACTATTATACATACAGGACCACTTACAGGCAACATAACCATTCCAACACCGCCAGGACCGTCTATTTGGGATCTACGTTATCCGAATCCCCACTCTTTCTTAGGTACTCCTTGCAATATCTCTTCCGTGACCACATCCAATGTCTAAATTTTACACAAATGTATATAATTCCTATGATAAGATTCTAGTTCGAGAAAAGAATGAATTAGGAGTCAGTTCAAAATCAGAAATACCATATAGACCATATGTGTATATTGAGACCAAAGACGATTCTCAATATAAAACCATCACTGGTAAATCTGTTAATCGTCTAGATTTTTCGTCTTATCTCGAATATAGAGATTTTATGAAGGATTATTCTAATGTCAGAGAGTTAGATATTCATGGTGTTATTGGATTTGAATATCAATTCATTCATGATACATACCCAGACATATCTAATTACTCGTTTGAATCATTGGATATTATGTATTTTGATATTGAAACCACTTGCGATGACGGATTTCCGAACATAGAGACAGCAAACGAGAAAGTAATTTCCATTGCAATTAGACGGAAAAACGACAAACGAGTATATTGTTTGGGAAAATATAAACCCTCTAATCCAGAAGTCCAGGCATTTTGTTATGACGACGAAAAGAAACTATTAAAAGACTTCATAGATTATATTCAAGATTCTCCTCCTGATATATTAACTGGTTGGAATATTAAGTTCTTTGATATACCGTATTTGATCAATAGAATCAAACGAGTCTTCTCTCCCAAAGAAGCCAAAAGATTATCCCCATGGAAGATCATAAAGGAAAAAACAGTCAATTTTCAAAATAGAGAGAATACGGTTTATGAAATAGTGGGTATTTCTACATTGGATTATTTTGAGTTGTATAAAAAGTTCACATATATCAGTCGAGAATCTTATAAACTAAACAGCATTGCTATGGTAGAATTAGATGAAACCAAACTGGAATTCGAGTACGACAACCTTGCTGATTTCTACAAAAACGATTTTCAGAAATTTGTAGAGTATAATATACAGGATGTTGTTCTTGTAGAAAAATTAGAAGATAAACTAAAACTAATAGAATTAGCAGTCGCACTTGCATATAACGCAGGGGTTAATTTTTCCGATGTGTTTGGACAAGTTAAAATGTGGGATGTTATAATTTATAATTACTTGTTAAAGAAGAAAATTGTCATTCCTCCCAACAGACATACATCCAAAGATGAGCAATTTGCGGGCGCTTATGTAAAAGAACCAATAGTAGGAATGCATGATTGGGTAGTGTCGTTTGATATTAACAGCATGTACCCCATGTTAATATCGGGATCAAACATTAGTCCAGAAACCATTACCGCCGATGGTAGGTTCAAGATTTCTCCGATAAACATATTAAACGGAGATAAAGACACTTTGGATATAATTAATACTCACAAAAGTAAAGGATTGAGTATAGCTGCAAATGGTACTACTTATACTAAATCCAAAAGAGGGTTTTTACCTGAACTCATGGACACCATGTATCAAGAAAGAAAAATGTATAAAAATAAAATGATTGAATCACAAAAAGAATTAGAAAAGATTAATACTGAACTGAAAAGTCGGTCAGTCGCTTGACCAACTCCCAAAATTAGGTTATACTATACACAATGGGATCGTAGTCCAATTGGCCGAGACATTAGATTTAAAATCTATCCAGTATGGGTTCGAATCCCATCGATCCTACTGATTAATGTCGAGTTTCAAGAAAAATAAGGAAATAATATGATAACAGTTACCCAAATAGATTCTATATCGGATATGTTAGTTACGCATTGGAAATTAAATAACATGGAGAACCATTGTGTTAGTCCTGTTATGATTACTAATGCGATTATACAGCATATTTCAAACAAAAAGACAGAAAAATTATATGCTGCTCAATATGATATGATTTATGAACAAATCATGGATAAATACTTTAGGAACTAAAACATGACTGATATTATAGATTATAGTTCGATGAAAACAGAAGATTTGCTTTCTGTTCGTAACCAAATCCAGAATGAAATATCAAAGTATAACAACTTTCAGTTGGTCAGAAAAATTCAATTGAATTCTGCTTACGGATCCCTTGGCTCGGAATATTTTCGATATTTTGATATCAGAATGGCGGAAGCAATCACATTATCTGGTCAACTAACCATTCAATGGATTGCAAACCAACTAAATGAATATATAAATTCATTGTTAAAAACTACCAATGAGGATTATATTATAGCATCAGATACAGATTCGATATATGTAAAATTTGGGGCAGTTGTAAAGAAATTCTTGCCTGCTAGAACCAGTAGAACCAAAACAGTAAATTATCTGGATAAAGTTGTAGATAAAGCAATAAACCCATTCATAGAGACACAATTTAAGATTTTGAGTAATATGATGAATGCGTATGAAAACCGAATGGTTATGGCACGGGAAGTAATCGCAAACAAGGGTCTATGGACTGCCAAGAAAAGATATATTCTTAATGTATTGGATTCTGAAGGAGTTCGATATGCATCTCCTAAACTCAAAATAATGGGAATAGAAACTGCACGAAGTTCTACTCCACAAATTGTCAGAAAAGAACTTAAAGAATGTATTAATATAATAATGAACAAAGATGAAGAAACATTCATCGAATATGTTCAAGAATTCAAGAAAAAGTTCAAAACTCTTCCTGCTGATCAAATTGCATTTCCAAGAACAGTAAATGGTGTATCTAAATATTCTGATACAACCACGATATACAAAAAGGGTACTCCAATTGCAGTTAAAGGTGCATTGATTTATAATCACAAAATTAAAGAAATGAAACTAGAAAAGAAATGTAAGCAAATTCAAGAAGGGGAGAAAATCAAGTTTATTTATCTGAAAACCCCCAATCCTTTTGGTGGAGTATATGGTGGAGACCATGTTATTAGTTTTCCAACAACTATTCCGAGTGAATTTGGGTTGACTAGTTTTATAGATTACAATCTTCAGTTTGAAAAAACATTTATTGATCCATTGACCAATATTTTAAAGAATATAGGGTGGAACACAGAAAAGAAAAATACATTAGAAAGTTTGTTTAATTAAGGAGAAATATGAGCGATTATTTAAAAAGTATTATTAAAAATTCAGGAAACAAGTACGCATCTATCGTAGAAGATGGATTGAGTGGTAGTGACATAGATGGATTTATGGATACTGGTTGTTATATCTTAAATGCACTTTTGTCTGGTTCGATCTATGATGGAATCGCAAACAATAAAATCATTGCACTTGCAGGAGAAACCAGTACTGGTAAAACCTATGTTGCCATGGGAATAGTATCGAAATTTTTGAAGGAAAACAAAGATGGTGTTGTTTTATATTTCGATTCAGAGCAAGCTATAACTAGTCAGATGTTCAAGGAACGAGGAATAGACTCATCCCGAATAGCAGTATTTCCCGTGTCTGTAGTGGAAGATTTTCGTCACCAACTGATTACTATTATTGATAATCACATTAAATTACCGAAAGACGAACAAAGACCGACATTCATTGTATTGGATTCACTGGGAATGTTGTCTACCAGAAAAGAAATGACTGATACTGCCGAGGGTAAAGACACCAAAGACATGACTCGTGCCCAGATAATCAAAGCAACTTTCAGGGTTCTTACTATGAAATTGGGAGTAGCAAAAATTCCACTTTTGATGACGAATCACACATACCAGTCTATGGGAATGTTTCCGACATCAGAATTGGCGGGAGGTCAAGGACTAAAATATGCCGCATCTACTATTGTGTATTTGTCTAAAAAGAAAGACAAAACATCAGATGGTGTTGTGATCGGTAATATAATTCATTGTAAGTTATACAAGGGTAGATTGACTAAAGAAAACAAAATGGTGGATGTTAGATTGAATTATAATACAGGATTAGATCCATATTATGGTCTAGCAGATCTTGCTATCAACCACAACATATTCAAGAAGATCAGCAATAAAATCGAACTCCCTGATGGGAATAAAGTCTTTGAAAAGCAAATAAACGATAATCCAGAAAAATACTTTACAACAGATGTTATGAAGTTATTGGATGAAGCAGCAGCAAAGGAATTCAAGTACGGAAACCCTACCACAGAAGAAGCAACTGAAGATGAGTGAAACCAAAGGGGATATCAATACTATAATATTGCATAACCTTCTCAAGAATGAAACATATTCTCGAAAAGTTATCCCATTCATCAAAGAAGAGTATTTTAAAGATAGACGAGAAAAAATACTTTTTAAGGTAATTCAGGATTTTATACTAAAATATAACAATCTTCCCACAAAGGAAGTGTTATGTATTATCCTAGATAAAATAGAAATTATAAACGAAGAGGAACACAAAGGAATATTGTCGTTATTGGACGAAATATATGTTCCTATTGAAGAAGTTGATTCCAAATGGTTATTAGAGGAAACAGAAAAATTCTGTAAAGACAGTGCAGTATATAATGCAATAATGGAATCGATTAACATTATCAATGAAACTAGCACTAATCAGTCGAATGCTATTCCTGATATTCTATCTAAAGCACTAGCAGTTTCCTTCGATTCTCATGTCGGTCATGATTACATCGAGGATTCAGAATCTAGATTTGAGTTCTACCACACAGTAGAACAAAAGATTCCGTTTGATTTAGAATTCTTCAATACTATTACTGGAGGTGGAACTCCTGCAAAAACCTTGAATATTGTTATGGCAGGTACTGGAGTTGGAAAATCTCTATTCTTGTGTCATCATGCTGCAAACTGTCTAAAGCGCAATCAACATGTATTGTATATTACTTGTGAGATGGCGGAAGAAAGAATTGCAGAAAGAATCGACGCAAATCTATTGGATATAACAATGGATGATCTCAAACAACTTCCAAAGTCTATGTACAACAAACGATTAGAAAATATATGTGCAGGAGTCACTGGGAAACTTATCATCAAAGAATATCCAACAGCAACCGCAAATGTAAATAATTTTAGATTTCTTTTGGACGAATTGTGGTTAAAGAAACGATTTAAACCAACAATTATCTTCATAGACTATTTGAACATATGTGCATCTGCTAGAGTGAAACATGGGAACAATATAAATTCATATTCTTATGTTAAATCAATTGCAGAAGAAATTCGGGGATTAGCAGTAGAATATAATGTTCCTGTGTTTAGTGCAACACAAACCAATAGAACAGGATTTAAGAGTAATGATGTCGGATTGGAAGATACATCAGAAAGTTTTGGTCTTCCAGCGACTGCTGACTTCATGTTTGCAATGATAACAACAGAGGAATTAGACGAAATGAATCAAATTTTAATCAAACAACTAAAGAACCGATATAACGATACTATTGTTAATCGTAAATTTCTATTAGGAATAGACAGAGCAAAAATGAAATTATCTGATGTACAAAATACATATCAAAGTAATACACCAAATTCTTCTACCAAAACCGACTTCTTTGGAATGAAGGAACTACCACCCGCTGAACTCAAAACCTGGAGATTCTAATGTCTTCATATATTGACGTTAAGTATATTAATCTTATATCTGCTCAACTCAAAAAATTCAAGTGGAAATCTACAACACTTGCAAATTGTCGTTGTCCAATATGTGGCGATTCTGCGACACACAAGAACAAAGCTCGAGGATATTTTTTCAAAAAGAACAATGATTTTTTCTTCAAATGTCACAATTGCGGAATAGGTCATAACCTTTATAATTTATTAGAAATGGTGTCTCCTGCACTATGCAAGCAATATCAAGTAGAACGATATGTAAATGGAGAAAATGGTAAATCGAATTATAAAAAACCAGAAGTACCAGACCTATATCCGATAAAGGCAACTACATTGTGTGAATATCATTATGTAACAATAGA